CTTATCATCATCTCTTGAAAAATATAGAAAGTTCTTAAAGCTTTTTTTATCAATTCTTCAACTTGAAAAGGTTTTCTCCATATCAAAGTTCCATTTATACCTTTTTCTTCCATAAAAGAGGATAGATTTTTTTTAACAGGATGAAGCTTGGAAGTATTGGAAAGCACCCAATCTGGGCCTGAGTTTGCAGCATTACTAACAGAAATCCACGGCAATCCTTCATATATATGTTCATTTTCTCGAACTTCAAAATCAATTCTATCAAAACCTGACCACATAACAACAACTAAACCAATTTTACCTTTAAAAGTAGAAAGTTTATCTATCACAGAGTTTAAAATATAATCGTTTCCTAAACCACGCCTACCTAGATTTATACACTCCATATCTAGTTTTTTAGCAAGACCTTCTGGCCAGACATCTATATTCATATTTTCTGTCCACCAATTATCTGTAAAACTGCAACCAGAAGCAAGAAGACTATGCATAATGCAAATAACTTCCCACGATATATTTTGGAACATCAATAGGCGCCTTACCCATATGGGGATGAGTCCACATTGGGGGGAATGCAATCAAAGAACCTTTCTTACAAGGAGAAACAACTGATTCACCCCCTTTTGGCATAACTATTGTTTCACCACCTTTTTCCACATCCACTAGATATAGAAAGAATACTAAAAACCTTCTTGCATTATCATAAGAATTTACGTCTACATGACGGCGAAACTCATCAGTTCCATTAGGAAGGTATCTTTTAATTCGTGGAATCTCAAACCCATGTTTGTCTGGCCACATTGGTTTAACATCTTCTTTATATTTTCCAACATATTCAAAGAGATGGTTGAGCAATTCACCAAATTCTTTTTGCCAAGATTTCATATGTTTTCCCATATCAATTTGTGTAAAATCGTATGAGCTAGAAGATTGTACATCCCAATGTTCTGGAGTATTTTCAAACCGTTCTACAAGGTAGTCACAGTAATCATTATCAACAACATTATCATATACTCTAATCAAATTATCCATAATTATAAACTTTCATACCCCACTGAAATAACAGGGTCTTTACTAGAGCCTGTAACTTTTTCAGTTGTAGTTACAACTCTTATTTTTCGTGTTGTCTCTGGCGTGTTTGCTTCCCCGCCAGAGATGTCTTCATAATACTCAATCGTTACTTTCTTGAACGGTTTCAGAGATTTCTTCATCATTCTTTACTCCATATTTAAATTCAGTTTCAGCTGCAATATTCAACTGATGCATAATATCCTCAGTGAAATACTTCTCAGGATTATTATTTATTGTTTTACCAAAAGTCTTAGTTCCATCAGGAAGTTCAATTCGAGTAGAAACACTATTAAAAATCTTATACTTTAAGGCAAGGTCTAATAAACCATAGTAACGATCTAGTCCCTTATCATAAGTTAAACGCACATCAACCATCTTATTCTCTTTGGTTAATCGACTTTTATGATTCTTACAGTGAATAATATTACCGACAACTTCAGTACCATCTTTTTCTTTCTTCTTACTTAGATATATTATAGATGATGCAGCATATTTTAAACCAGAACCACCACCCATCTCTTTTTGTGGAAACATACTACCAACAACATCGTATGTATGATTAGTTACAACCATAGGAACTTTTGCTCTTCCTAATTTTAAGGTCAATACACGAAATGCAGCTTTAAGAACCTGTGCTCGAGTCATATCTCTTGTCTCTTTACCATCAGCAGTATCTTCTACTTCTTTGGTAGTAGATAACATACCAAGAGAATCTAAACACAAGAGCATTGGAAAATGCTCTGAATCATCTAATGCCATATACATATCTAAAACTTTAAGAGATTGAGTACGAAAGTCCTGTACAGTAGTTACTGGAAAAATATACATACGTTTAGTATCTATACCACGATCAAGAACCATTTGTTTTGTAATAGCACTTTCACTCTCAAAAAAGAAAACTCTAGCATTTGGATTTGAATCAAGAAAGTTCTTTACAATTCCCATTAAGAAATATGTCTTACCTGTTGCACTTTCTCCTGCTAGTGCTGTAATTTTATTCTGAGGTAATCCCCCGTGAATACTACCACTCAACAATGCATTAAAAATATAACTTCCAGTATCTATAAAACTATCAACATCTCCAGCCTCTACACCATCATCCACGATAGATGCATATTCATTCATCTTCAATACGTCTTTAAAAAAATCACTCATAAATTCTCCAATCTTCTATTATGTTATATAACTTATGCAAAGAAAGCATCCAAACTTCCTTCTACACCATATTTTGAATCAACTAACCAATTCATAGATTTAGTAATTGCAGTCAGTGGTTCAACAAACGATTTCTCAAATTGAGTCTCATAATCAATCTTATCCACAATATCTAACTCACTTGGTAGATCAGTCATAAAAGAGAAAGCCGTTGATTGATATATATTTGGTTGCCTCAAATGAAGGAACCGCACTTTATCTCCCTCTTGAATAAGTTGATACTTATCCTGTAGTTTGTTCTGTTTTATTAAATAGTTATAAAGGATTGCTCCTTTGACATGGATAGGAGCCCCACTTGCAAATAATTTGTTTTCACCTGTAAACTTTTTCACACCATTACAACTTCTAGGATAAGCAATAAGTTTTGCGTCCATTTTCATAAACTGACTACGAAACTCTTGTATGAAGTTATTTAGTTCCGTTTCATCACCACTCATTATAATCTTCAGAGCCTGTTTAATCTTCTCTCGGCACGGAGCAGGAGTACTTGACTTGACTGCTTCGATTCCCATAATCTTGAGTTTGGGTTCCTTAAACCGCACACCTTCCATATCCCACACATTTAGGATATATCGTTTCTTGGCAGTCCAGATACCTTTATCAGCAATTGCTTCTCTAGCCATCTGCATCTTCTGGTCATATGCGTTCATTTCCGTAGCAAGAGACTGATAAGATTTGTCAATAAAAGGTTCCAACTTCTCGCTTGCAATCTTGTCCAAGAAATTAACAATTTTTTCAGTCGGAGTTCCCTCTTTAAAGACTTTATTAACCAATTTGTCAAAAGTAATGTATACTGAGTCCGTATCTGAAGCAATAACATAATCCACACCTTTACTATTAAGAGTTTTGTTGAGATATATATTAATCGCCGTTTCAATCCAACGTATAGATAATTGACCAGACGTTGTAATTGCAGTGGCAACCAACAAATCGAAATAGCGAAACCAATTATTCCCAATAGCACCATACGCCGAATTGAGAGATATCTTTTTTGCCATCTGGATGTTATCATATCGTGATATATCTTTGAGGAGATTAGGGTTATTCGTATCCTCATATTCTTGTTTAGCTTCAAGCATAAGTCTTTTATATTTGACACGATCATTATACATACTCTCCATTAATTCTGGAAGAAATCCTTTAACATCTTTTCTAAAGAAAGCACCATTTGGAGTCATACAATATTCAGTATTATTTTTTGCCTTACCATTAAGGATTTTATCCACCATTCCCTCAACCATATCTGATCCACCATTTACTAGTGTTTCTGGCGAGATGTTATACTGCATGATAAGGTGAGGATACAGAGAGTTTAAGTCAAACGACATAACCCAATTGTGCATACCAACTTGAGGGTCTTTAACATAAGCACCTTCAAATTTTTGTGTTTTCTTACTTTCTTTTTTTGGTGGAATAACAATTTTACTTTTTCGTAAATGATTATATATCAATATATCCCAATAACGAACTGAGCCAAGAACATCTGCGAAATTCACCTTACCGTCATACGCCATAGTCAGGCACAGTTCAATAAGACGCATCTTATCTTCTAGTTTATCTACAATCTCAACGTCTTGAATGTTGTATTCGATAAACGATTGATAGTCTTTCTGATACCATTCTTTGAAAGTTTCATATGGGTTGCCGTCTTTGCGTTCACCTAGCTCTACAAATGCAATATGGTCTAGTGTGTATCGTTCTTGGTTTGTATATGTAAACTTGCGATATAGATCAAAGAAATCTAACGCAGCAACACCATAGATATTATATACTTGATGATTACGCCCCATCTGATAGACTTCACGTTCATGAACCTTACCCCAAGGAGATAGTTTATTTACCATATCATCACCCAGAACTTTTGCAATTCTGTTGCATAGATATGGAATATCAAAAAACTCTGTATTCCATCCAGTGATAACATCTGGTTGAATTATAGACCAAGTGTCTAAGAATTTAAATAGCAAGTCTGCTTCATCCTTGCACATTCTATAGTCAACATCATCACGATAATTTTGAAACTCATGAAGACCCCAAACAATAATCTTTTTGTTCTGGTGGTTCTTCATAGTGATCGACAACATAGGTTCAGCCGCATCCTTTGGATTTGGAAAACCATTCTCGCACTCCACCTCAATATCAATGGTTACGATACAGATTTGATCTTTATCCCAAGTAACATCATCACGAAAATTATCACCAATCCAGCAATAATTATACTGAGTGTTACCAAACACAAGACCTTGTTTTTTATGAAGATTATACCAATCCTTTGCCTCTGATATAGAAGCAAATTGATTTGGTTTGACATGTTTACCGTCTAGAGTTTTATATCCTGTTGGTTGTGAAACTAAATCAAAAAGAGTTGGTGAATACCGTACCTTCTTATTGACACGTTGGCCATTCTCAACTCCTCTAACGAGAAGTTGATTGCCCCATTGAATTACATTTGTGTAAAAGTCCATTATCAGAGTATACTACATCCGTAGTTATTTGTCAAGGGTAAATTTGGTGGTAACGATATATTTTCTTTGTGGATTCACCATGACATTTAACATTCTCATTGTTTTTCTATTTAACAAAACATCTGTATTAAAGTCATCTCTATTATCTAAGCCGAATGTAATTTTACCATAAGGGGAACCAGCAAATTTAAATTCCAACTCAACCAAATATCTTTTATCTTCTCCACCCCCTGTTATAGAAACATAGTCTCCAACTAACTTAGTAGTTATAGTTTTTTCACCATGAGTGAATGTAATTTTTTTACCGTTAATATCTATATCTTCTGCATGAAGAACAGAGTATCTAGCATTACCTGTATCAAACTTTGCAATTAAATCACCAAACGGGTTTACTGTAACAATTTCTTCCCAACCACATTGTGTTGGTACTGAATATCTATTATCTGGATTTGCATAGTGATCAATAACCTGCTTGACTATATTTTTTCCAGTTGCTTCTTCAATACCCTCTGTGCCTGGAGAATGATTTACTTCTAGAATATATGGTGGCTCTGTCTTTGGATTTTTTGAAGGGATAAAATCAACGGCAGTCCAAGAACCATCAATTGCTTTTGAAGCTAGAAGACAATGCTCTACTTCTAATTCTGTTAGTTTGTATTCTTTAACCTTTGCTCCCTGAGAAACATTTGATCTAAAGTCACCTTCTACCACATCTCGTTTCATAGAAGCAATAACTTTACCACCCAGAACAAGAACTCGTATATCTCCATCAGTTTCTATATACTCTTGAATCAACAAATCTACATCATCATTTTGACTATAAAGTAGTTGCACTAAAGATTCTATTTGACGTTCTGATTCAATAAAAAGAACACCAACTCCCTTTGAGCCTTCTAGTGTTTTCATAATGATAGGAAACTTAGTATCTAGAGATTTGACTGCTTGTTTCCAAGTTTTCTCATTCGGTATAAGAACAGTCTTAGGTTGAGTCAAACCAAAATCTTGTAACTTAACGTATGTCCTATATTTATCAGAAGATACTGATACTGTCTCCCGACTATTAACCATACACACCCCAATTTTCTCAAGGCGAGATAGTAAATCCAAATAACTCTTTTTTAATCGAACAGAACCACGAATAATAGCAACTGTATTTATATTAACTTCAAAGCCTTTTTTATCATCTGAATTTGATATATTGTAAATACCATTATCATAAGTAATAATAGCGCCTTCAACTTTCACAACATAAACTTCATGACCAGATTTTTTTGCTTCATCCGTTATTCTCTGAGCGGTGTGAAATAATTTACTATTATCTGGTTCAGCAGAGATGACAAGAATACGATATGGTTCTTCTTTTGCCTCTGTAATAAATGATTTGAACTTTTCCAAAATTAATCTTCCCGTTTCTTACCAATATTATATTTAGTCTCTAATAACCAATCGGATTTATCTTTAAATGATATAACCTTGATTTGACTAAGAGGAGCAACTTCTCCCAACTCACCAACAATATCGATAAGACCCCAATCATTTAATAAATTTACTATAGTATTTCTTCTTGCAATATCATTACCAGAAAGATTAGTAACCTTACCATCTAAAGCAAACAATTCTTTAAAATGTACAATAAAATATCTACCTTTCTTATGAAGAATATGACAAGATTGATATAGTTTCTTCTCTTTTCGGGAGGCTACGCCAATTCGTGATAGTGTCTCTCTAACTTTCAAAAAATCATCTGGTTCTTTCAACCTGATTTCTAACATACTGTCTTGAGTCCAATTAACTTCTTCCATGATTTCTTCCACCTTTATTTAATTTTGTTTTTATGGCAGAAATTTGTTCATCATCTAGTATATCAAGAGCGGCCTTAGCCTTTTCATTATTATACCCGTAGAACTCTTTAACATACTCTAGATTCTCTAATTTCATCGCCTTCGCCCAAGGACTAAATCTCTTTCTTGGTCTAAGACTATTTAGGAAAAAGTCGAACTGTAACTTTTTATCTATGTTTGGTAGTTGATTTATCTCATTAACAATAAATATTGTATCTTGGAATGGCATGAGACATTTATTCACAACGAAAGGCGGGTACTTCTTTTCCCAAGTTTCATCGTCAGAATCCATTAAAGGCTCTTTAGTTGTGTTTATAGCATTAAGATAGTCTTTCAATTCATACATTGCAATTAATCTTAAATACGATTACTGATCTTAATTGATAGCACTCTCTTGAAACAGGCATTGCTTGATGAGGAAGATGTGCATCAAATACAATTAAATTATTTCCAACATAAGGAATATATCTACCATCAACCATTGTTCCCCCTTGCCACTCTGGTTTCCAATCTAATCTAGGATAATAAATCATAGTAAAATCACCATCATCTATATGTAGATGTGGCTCAATACCATGCGTATGAGCGTTCATGTATATACGTTTATAAGTTTCAATATTATATCTTTCTTTAAAATTATACTTATTGAAAGCAGTATCCCAAATAGGAAGCACCCATTCAAAGTTATTTTCTATAACTTCATTATCATCATGACCAACTAAAGTATGCCAATGACTGTTTATTGATCCTACTTTAGATTTATAATCATAATGCCAAGCAACATTATTCATCTCCATATTAATTAATTCTGTAATATGAGGTTCTAATATATTATCAAAAATTTCAATCATTTAAATTTTGCCCTTGCCATTATCTCTGTTAGACAAGCAAGAGTGTTGATTTCTTGATCTGCGACAAACGCTGACTTATACTGGTACTCGCCCAATATAACAACGATATGAGGGATAGTAGAACCATCCACAGCATCATACAAGTTATCGTAAAGACTACGAAACAAACGTACAGGATCGTTGTCCAGATTGTTAACAACCCATTTGCGAACATTAGTAAACTCCTTTTGTTTCATATAACCCATAAGTTCATTGAGGTTATCATTTGTTATATTTACTAAGATACCAGAATCAATTTTTCCAGAAACAGCATATCTTTGCAATTCGTTTATAACCCTGCGCCAGTCAGGAA